TGGGCAGCATTTAGATACTTCCATGCATTTTGAGGATCTCTATCAGCAGCACTACCGAAGTTATTCCAGAAATCACCTGGAGTAGCTGCAGCTTGAGGCTGTGGAGGTACAGGCATCTCAGGGCGCTGTGGAGCGGCTGCCTGAGGCTGAGCAGGTGTTCTGTTCTGGAACTGTTGTCCTACTGACTGGCGAGCTGGTGCAGGGGCTGCAGGAGCTTGCTTAGAAACAGGATAAGGACCTTGAGGACCAAAGAACTTAGTTGTGTAGTCAGCTAAAACATTTGGATCTGTGAGGATCTTTGTATAAGCCTTATGCTCTTTATTTAACTCTTGTAAAAGATTAACTCCTTGCTTTAACTGTGTATCAGTCTTAATAAGTGAATCTTCTATCTTGCATGCATAGTCATTAAGAATTGCTGGAGCATCAGCACCAAAATGATCAATAACCTGAAGACTAGCGTCGCTTACTCCGCTTGCCGCTAGTTGCTCCTGCGTTATCCCCGTAGATGTTTGGGAAGAGGCGTTGGAGTAACCCTGGTTGTTGTTGATCCCAGGCGTAGAGGTCGGCTGAACCGGGTTGCTGTATTGGGTTGTTGGTTGGGATGCGTAATTGGCCTGGCCTGCTGCTGTCGTCTGCGTCGATTGTTGACCCTGGAACGGGAACTGGACTGGTGAACTCAGGAGCCCTACCACCTTGTTGAACGCCTCCTTGTAAGGATTGTCCTGTGGTTGGCTGACCTGAGACTCCTGGTAGGCTGACGGAGTAGGGGCGTATTGAGGAGTCGTTACGCCCATCTGCGCTTGCACTGCTGGAGCTGGTGCCGCCATGGATGGGGAGTTGGAGACCCACTGGGGCGACGTTGCCACTGGTGCCTGAGCCACTGCCTGAGCCGCTGGAGCCACGTAGCTGGTCGGCTGGGTCTGGGATACTTGGGGTGCCGATTGGGTCGGCGCTACGGTAGCGTCCTGCATAAGTTAATTCCTTCTGAAGTTGCTCTAGTGTTTTATATAAAAATGGTGTGAGATCTAATCTCGGATCTGCAGCCATCGGTAAATTCGGTTGCTGCGGATGTGGTGTTCTCATTTCTTGATTAGCTAAATCAATGAAAGCGGAGAATGCCCTCTGTACCTCTCCTACCATTCTAAACGGATAACCAGATAACATTGTCGCTATCTCGTCGTCAGTTTTGTTTGGAAAGAGGTACTTCAGTGCTTCTATGCTATCAACGCCTAATTCTTGTAGGTTTCGTGTAAAGATAGATTGGTTTAATTTATCTTGTGGAGTATCTTCATAAACAGGACCCATCCACCGCCATATAACGGTTCTATCGCCATCAGGAGCAAGTCCTACAACACCATCAGGAATCTCTCCTGTTTCCAGTGCTTCATCTATTGCTTGTTGTAATTTAACCTCATATTTCATCTTCCCTTTTTGATATTTTTCAACTGCTTTTTCGTCAGACATATCCTCAGGGGCTAGAGGATATTTAATACCAGAAACAAATGCGAGTGACTTTTTAAATATTTGTTCTTCTTGGAACAGTATTAGTTCAAAAACCTTACAAATACCGTAGGTATATAGCTGTAGGCATTTCTTCTTAGCAGTAGCACTGACACGTCCATAAGCCGATTTAATCTCGGTTGCAGTGACATTTGTAATACTTAGGTCATCTATTCCTCCTAAGGCTAATCTGAGCTCACTACGTAGCTGTTCTGCATACCTTGCCTGATCTGTACTAACAGCATTAGGTGTAATGAAACCAACACGGTCTGCTGGTTCCAAGTTGGCAATAACTCTAGGTACACGAAGACCTGAACCCGGTTTTCCTATATAACCTGGTTGCGTTCTAGTTATTGGGTCTTGCTTAAACGTAGAACTAGAAAGAGAAAACTCTGATTGGAAACCTGATTGACTCGAAATACTTGGTCTTTGTACTGCAGCGTCATCTGAATTTTCAACAATATCTTGCTTAGGACGAGAAGAAAGTAACGTTGGATTACCAAAGAACGATAAGTTTGCTCTTATGTTCTTAACCATCTCATCATGGGCAATGATTTGATTAGATAACCACTCAAATTCACCTGCACCATCCGTACCAAATGCGTCAGGATTATTAAATACTTCAACACATGGGATAAACTCCATAGTGTTTTCTAAAACCTTCTTATTCTGCGACGCATAACCAATATTTTCTTGCTCAAAAGTTATTTCTTGTTCGCTATGGAATTCTTCAATTTCTGATGCAGTGATACGTAAACGCATATAACGCTTATCTGTATTTAAACCAGCTCCTTTAAATCCTTTTTTAGATTTAACTTTATAAGCATAGATAATAATTACTTCTTCTAAATCACCTTCAGGAGTGTAATAAGTTCTATATGCATCTTTATCAAACCAATAAATACGATATGTCTTTCTTGTAGGTCTTATATAAAATAATCCTTTTCCATAAGCTAAAAATCGATCCCAAATTGAATCTAATCTTGCATCTAATTTATTGAATTTAATTACCTGTTGAATAAAATCAAATCTTTGAGTACCTAAATTATCTTGTTGAGGAAAAAACTCAACTCCTTGCCTTATCCCAAACATCTTCATCTGAGATAGATGGGCATTAACCAACATAGTGTCGGCAGAGCTATTACCATCCCGATCTATGACCGATTTTACAATAGAGTCGAGTGCGGATTTACTATTACTATCGCTCATGAGTGTTTAGGAATTTGGTCTATTCTTCAATGTTGTAACCAGCATGTAAACGTCTCAAAGTGATGACGTCATCCTCTACTTCAACTTCAAATCTTTCATTAGGCTGTATAGCCATGTCATGGCAGATTTCATCGTTAAGAGGAATTACTGCAGAACCGTAAGCATCTTGCTCCAGTTCAATCTTGTAATAACTAGGTGACATTGGAAAGTGGTATTTCTAGTTTAAATCGTCAATACTCTAACTCTAGTTTTCCTCTGGTCATTAATCCATTACATAGCCAAACTAAAGCATCTACACAATCATCATGAGAACTAACACCAAAATTCACAATCTCATCTGTTAACGCAGAAAACTTTCGGTACTTATTAAAAATAATATTTCTCTGCTCAAATAAACCCATAATTCCCCTAAAACGTGCAACTTTGTCTCCTCGGAATCCTTTAACAGCATGCCAAAGAACGTTGTACAGTCCATGGTCTCCTAAGCATATTCTCTTAAAGTCAGCTTCTAAAGAAGCCTGATATGCAACGGCTTCTGACCAAACATGAATAGAGCTACCTGTAGGGAAGTAATTATCTCCGTCTTTATGAACAACACCCCATTCTTCCATCATTTCCATTAATGCTTCTAACTTCTCTAGGTTTCCCATAATCCTTATTCTCTTGCAATCAATAATATGAATTTTGCTACCAATTCTTCCACCCATTACAAACACAGTAAAATCATTCTGCTCTCTTACACCAGCTGAAAGATCAACCCCAATACCCATTTCATCAAATTGAGTTGAAATAGCTCCTTTAACTATCAAATCAGGAGAAAGGGATAATTCACTAGTTTGTACTATTTGATTTTGATACTGGAAACTAAAGGCAACTGGAGCCTGACGTCTTCTATCTCGTAGATAATCTAATGACCACATATCTGGCCAATACGAAATCTCTTCGCCATCCTTATCAACGGTTATTGCAGATTGAACTATTTGAACCCAATCATTGGCTGGAGTAAAAGTACTGTTGTGAATATCATCATGACGGAAACGAGTACCTAAACAAATAGCTCGACCACCTTCAAACATGGTAGGAACTATGACGGAGTTCCAGTTATCTTGCATAGCTTGGCGAATATCCCTGTTCTTAATATCATCAGCACTTTTAATTGCGTCATCAATAATACAAAGATGAGAACGTTTAGATGTCACAGCACCTTTTAGTCCTGCACAGCAAACAGTAAACTCTTCTTCACCAGTAGATTTAATTCCTGCAAACTTCCAATCAATACTCCAATACTCGTTAGAGTTAATACCTTTTGCTATTTTTACTTTTGGAAATATTTCACGATATGTCTTACTTTCTTCAATAATTCTTTTTATTGCTGCACTCTTAGGTCTAGCAACATCAACGGTGTAGGAAATATATAAAACCTTTAATGGTTGCTTATTAAGAGCATGTATACCAACAGTCCAAGCTGTATATAAACCAAGAATTGTTGATTTAGCACTTCCTCTAGGTGCCAAAATATCAATATTGGGTCCACCAATACCAACTAAACATTCACTATCCTTTCCAGTACATAAATACTTATGCCATTCTCTATGGTGAGATGCAGGAGGTTTATCACCTACAACATCACAAAAATATGCAAAATCTTCTCTTGCACGTTCTACATCAATATTAGAAGTTTTTTTAACAACTTGTTGTTTAGCAGCTGCTCTCGCAGTACGCCGATAAACACT